GTAGAGCTTGAGTCAAATATAAACTGCTATTATTATACTCATAAAACGGCCAAAATACACCCTTATACTTCGGATTAATTATTTCCCCGACGAATAAACGTTGAGCAAAATGCTTATGCCCTAGTATATTTTGATCTTCTGGGTCTAAAGCTGATTTCCATTGATATTCTCTATGTGTTTTACCTACATGCATAAGTAAATCTACAAATTGATCTAAATGAGCACCCCATTTCTCTATAGTATATGGTAAACAATAAGGTATTTGTTGCATTCCACCAGAGAGGATAACTTGATCTATGTAGTTCCCTTTATCAGGGTGATCAGGATTACCATAATATAAGTCTTTGTATATATCACAAAGCTTTGAAATATCATCATACATCTCAACTCTCATTTCTTTCATTACTTTATGTCTCTCAATGGTAGTATGATCAGGTAAACAATTCACATAGATAACTCCATGTTTCAATGCTACTCTATCACAAAATCTTCCTTGTAACGGCCAAGCACTTGTCCTTCTATATGTTGTTGCATAACAGGCTTCACTAGGCCACCAACGATCTATTATTACATTTGATAACTTAGACCACTTCGCAGCTAAATGAATAGCTCCTGTATGGTAATCAAATATCTTATCTTTCCATCTGTAGGTTAAATGCATATACCTAGTGTTAGGTACCATCTCTTGTATCTTCTTCGCAAGAGTTGTTTTACCTACGGCATCTGGACCGTCTAATACTATTATTTGACCTTGCATAAATCGTCTAACTTGGGTTCTTTCCAACCAATAGGTTTAACAATATCTATTGGCGAGCGTTTTGTTGAGCATCTAACTTTCTTCATATTAGCTTTATGTACTCTTGTCCATGCTTTATCAAAGTCTAATCCCATTAAATAAGCAGTTCCTAATGCTATATAAACTGTGTCTACTAAAGCATCTAAAGTTCCTGGCATATCTCCAGTATGAATTGCTTTAGATAACTCCTGTACTTCTTCAAATTGATGTCTATATCTAGATCTGATAATTTCAAGAGATAGTCTTCTCGGACCTCCGGCATAACCAAGTTTAAATTTTTTATGAAAAGCTTCTATGTCCTTACATAGTTTCGAGCGCACTCTAGGCATTTTACTAAATCCCTCCATTTTTCAGAAGAACCTAATCGTCCCTCTAACTTGTTAATTGGTTTAAATTTTCTCTCTTCTAATTTTAACTTACCCACATATTGAGTTTCCCATAATACATTTCTTGAATGCTCAGGAAACATAGGAGCAAATACAGTTGCGAGATAATTTGAATCATAATATTCTCTCAATTTTGTAAACATAACATTCCAATCAAAATTTGTCAATAATTTATTTTTGTAATCTTTGATTGAAGCAAACGTTCCCCAATGCATTAATATCTTATAACCCATTTCCTCTAGTAAAGAGCCAAATGCTTCATAAGTCATTTCATTAACATGATTAGCGGCAGCACCGACTTTCTCATCCCAACATGGAGTTGAAAACCATGATACAGAGTTCTCTGATAAGAAATTAGGTAAATGATCTAATATCGCAATTGCTTTAATTGGTTCTACATGTTCTAAGACCTCGAAACACGTGCTATAATTATATTGTAATCCACCAGCTACGTGAGTATGATCAATTGTAGTAAAATCAGAACCAGAGATTAAATCAGGTTTAAAATTAGAGTTCTTAAACATATCAGGTATTTCCATTTTATTATATTCAATACCTAAATATTTTTCAGGAGCTAATCTACTTGTATAAAGCATTCTAGCTAGTGGCATATCTTTACCACATCCAATATCTATAACTCTTGCTGTTTTATATCTTGCTTGCAAATGTAAATACTTTGAAACATGCGTCCATCGTAAACAATGTGCAATATAATCTCGGTGAATAAATCCACGAGCTTCTGCTTGATCAATACTTAAATGAGTATTGTCAATTTCTTTTCCTCTTGCGTTAGCCATACGGCTCTCCTCTCTGTTAGTCGGGTCTTTTTCTTAATTCAAGTACTCCTCGTTTTTCTAATAGTCCTTGGTAATAAGCTAATATTCTATTAACTCCACCCCGTTGTTTTGTCTTTACTACGCTTTGTAACTCTCCTAAAAGTTCAGGTCTTTTAACACTTCCCTTTTCTTTTAAAAGTTTAGCAATAACCATAGCTTGTTTAGGTAATTTAGGTTCGATTGAATCTAAATTTATATTAACATCTTTGTAGATGTAAATCCATTTATCTTTTGTGCTCATATCATCATCTCTTTTTGTTTATCTTTCAAACGGAGGGGTTCCACTCTCGCTTTCCCCCTCCCTAACCTTTGAAAGGAGCCTTAATGAAAAGGCATCAAGTTTGGAATAACTCCCTGTGCTTGATAAGTAAATAATAACAAATTTTATTTTAAATGTAAACGGAATAATTAACAAATTGTGCCGACTAATTGATATTTTTTGCCATTTATAACTAGTTCATGTTTATTGATAGGAGGTTCATGATACACGGTCTTCGGTCTGTGTTCACAACTAGGCATATTAACTTTATATATCCACAGCTTGCTGTCTACCTTAAAAGTTTCCTCAAAAGGTAATAACAGCAAAACCATTAATACTTTACTTTTTATCATTGAAAAAGAATCTCACAGTTGATATAACTGGTGTATTGTCTCTAATAAATTGAGCACAACAACGAATAAGAATACAAACCAATTCAGCCTGTAATTTCACGTCTTTACCTGCGTCTTTCGATTCATTCTGTTCCCATTGCTCACTTACATCTTTTACACTAGAGATTAAGTCTTCAACTTTATATCTTTCTGCCATAATGTATACTCCATAGTTGATTCGCAGCACCTTCAATGTTTTTCCAATCAGGTTTATTATTATAAGTGCGATAATAAGGTCTGAGTTTACGCTTCCAAATATCTATAATCCATTCTTTAGATACAGTACGCGTCATTAGATTATTAATAGTCTTTTGCCACCCCGAAAGAGTCTTTTCTCTAGGGTATAATCTAACATACCAATATCCTGTAAATGGATCGATTAATGGAACTTTCTTATAACCAGTGGGAACTAATAATAATTCCACAACTGAATTTGTTTGGCCTTGCCGTTCAACTTTATAACCTGAACCTCTAAGCATTTTATTTAATTGCCAGATACATAATCCGTGATCTGTCACTCTACGCTCAGAGAACCTCGGTTTAGTCTTGTACGGTTTCCATTCTTTATCTACTAAGTTTACCATACGGTTTCTCCTCTCTAAAAACCAGACGCGGTGGAAGCTAGGATTTACGGATCCGCGGCCTCACTAATCATCCACAGGGTCTGGCACATGTAAGCTCACGAACCGTTTGAGCATTCGCAACAGTGACGTGACTTGAGCCGTTTCCGCCTCGCTGTCTTAATCTAAGAGCTTACTAAATCTCCGTCAGATTCATATTCATTATATTATATATAAATTTAATTGTAAACGGATTAATTACTCGTTATGTAATTTTTCCGCTTTAAATTCATACCATCCAGATAACTTTTCTGCGTCGTTAGTATATGTGAATGGTTGGTAGTCTTTAGTCCACCCGAAGTCTTTTTTAGCTTTATTTAATTTTGTTTCAGTAATAATTTGAAACTTTTTAAGATAAGTAAGACCAGGCTCGATTATCATATATTTTTTCATAATGTTCTCCTCTCTAGGAAATTATAGTATCACTTTAAAATCATTTGTAAACGGATTAATTTCATACATAGTATCTATCATAAAAGTATTAAATCGTTAATCTCTGTTCATCTAAGGGGCAGGAAATAGTGCAAATCGGGGACATTTTGCCCCCGACTCACGATTTTATTATCTTCCGGCATATTCTAATGCGGAAGTAAGAGCACGTCTTTTTAGTGCTCCTTTTGGCCCTAACCAAACGGATGTCATGGTTGCGTCCCTGTCTCTACCAGATTGATGATCAATATAATAAGTGACAGCGTTTAAAGCTTGCCACCAGGTATTCTTGAACATCGAAGCTCCGGGTTGAGTATGAATAGTATTATTCAAGTACTCTAGAGTTCGAGAAAACATTTCAGGCGTAGGATTATTCTCATTCTTTAAAGAAGGTTGGAATAACGCAATCCAATATTTCCACAGATCTTTATCCGTGAATTCTTTGGAAGCAAGTAATTCCGATTGTTCTTTAAATTCCGACATTTTATTGTGAGCTAAACCTAATGCAGTTTCCGCTTTAAATTGGATATTTGCGTCAAATTCCTGAACGTGTGGCATTCGGAACTCGGCGCTCTTACCGTCTAAAGCTTGCATTAAAGTATTTTGGCAAACAACTCGTATCGGAGTCCACATTATCTTAAGAGATTGACCCCAGATATGCGGGTGATAACAAAATAGATATGAATCTACTTTATCTTTACCCTTGATTGCGAATGACTCAGAAGTCTTTGCTAATACAAAAACTCTTCGTCCGCCGTCAAGAGAACCCGCTGTCTCTAGTGTCATATCACCAGATTCAGTGAACTTTTTGAAGAATCCAAGCGCTTGTTTGTTTTGCACAGGAACGTATGAATGACCACAAGGCGATAATTCTTTACCATCTGAATCCCGGACCAATACGAAATAATCTTCCGATTGTTGACCTGTCACAGGGTTATTAAACGGAACTTTATTTACATTCCAATCTAAACCCGCAACGAGCTCCATTTGTTCAGGGGTAACATCATGACCGACTTTGTGACCAAGACCATGCCAAGGTGTTTGACCGGCATAAGCCATCGTTTCTACATTTGCGACCATACGCTTTTCTCCTCTCTGTTAACCATAGATTAATTTACCGATAAAATTTAACAAGATAACAATACCAAGTAAACTCATCGGCAATCCGATTATAGCTAGGTAAAATAAATATTTCTTCATATTTTATCCTCCATAATTAGATAAATAGAGTCTATTATAATTTTAACTAATTGTAAACGGAATAATATTGGCTAGTCTAATAAATCTGTTCACGCCAATATATAAGGCCAATATGATTATAAATTAATAAAATTAACACTTTTTTACCATCGCTCCAGTAAATTATTGGTCTATTGGATACTTTTGACTCTTTTTATAAATTTTTTTTTAAAATATCTCCATATAGTACTATGAAAATAAAAAAGCCCGCACCTTAGAATCATTCTAAACTACGGGCTTTATTTTACCAACACATATAATCGCTACGAATAGCAACTTTCTTGTCTTTTATGTCTTTAATATCCTGAATGGAACCTCCTCCGTGGACAAATTCCAACCAATATTCTACATCTTTTTGTAGTCTTTTATCACAAACTACTGTGACAGATTTATATCCAATATAATCTCCGAAATGTGGACATTTTTTCTTACTGCATCCATTTATATCATCGTGACCACCAAAATTGTGATCTGCGACAATCATTCCATCGTTTACATTGACATATTTATCGTCAATTTCAACATGTCGTCCCCAAACATCTTCCATTTTTAGAAGACGACTCTCAGATGTAGAAGGATTTAAGACAATCGCATTAATTGTCATAAAATACTCCTTTTCAAAGATTTTTAAATTAGTACAATATTTTATCTGATTTGTAAACAGATAAATTAAACAAAAAAAAAGGGAGCACCCGAAGGCACTCCCTTTAATTATATTTATTGATTTACTGCTTCATCCATCTCTTCAGAGTCTTCCGCAGAATTAGACATCTTGCAAATACCCGCAGATATCATATTCGCTCGGTAATACTGGAATATTCTCCAAGGATTCTGGCGAGTTTTTAATTTACCAGATTCCGCAAGCTCATTAATCAGAGATTTTAACTCAGATTCTTGAAACTCACTATTACCAGATTCAGAGATTCCTCCTAAGATTTGTTTAATCTGCGGAGTTAACTTTGAATCCAACTCTGAAGGGATTTCAAAAGAATAAATCCTGATAGATTTACTCATAATGACTCCTTTCATTGAATCAGCCTGAATCTACCCTATAAACAGATAAATGTAAACGGATAAATGAGGACAGATTGTCACACTTATCCGCTCTCTATTATGCGGACAATTTGATACTTAATCAAAATGAATCAAAGGCTATTGCCCTCTCCCTGTCAAATTTAGAATCTCGCAATATTCTCCTCTCTTCCTTACTCCTGGGCATAGGCCTAAGAAAAACGTTTTTTCTCGAGGAATCCAAGGCCACCAGGCATGGGCCCGGGGGTCCCAGGCACGCGCCCGAAAAGGTTTGCTCCTACCTGGTCGTTCTGCGGGGGAGGATATTGCCAACGGATAAAATAATATATAACAACGGATAATTTAATAAAGGGACACTATAGTAGTAGAAAAAGAAAAAAAGTTACTAAACCGATGGTAAATGCCAATAAATACAATATACCAATAATAAAAACTAATATATAGATACTACATGGTTAAATTTATTCTAGTATTACAACTTTGTGCCGGTATGAACTGTTATCCACCAGTGACAAACCCAGCATTTATATTTGATTCGTATAGATCGTGTGCTATGGCGGGATACGTAGAAGGAGGCAAGATGTTCGAGAAGTTCGATGCAGTAGACGTAGAATTAAATAAACCTATTATAAGATTTTGGTGTCAAGAAGAGAAAAAACAGAATATATAGTTTACTATGCAGTGGAAAGTGCGTATAATGACTAAACCAGATATGATGCACGATGTAAGTGTAGTATATTTGGAAGCACCTAGTTTTGAAGCTGCAAAACAACAAGTCAGAGTAGCTGAGAATCAGGTAGCTACATTTGAGGTTAAGGAGGAAGAATTAAATGCCGGGAAAACACAAGAAGAAAAAAGGTAAAAACGCTTATATCTATATGGGCACAAAAAAGAAAAAAGGTAAAATTGCAGGTTATTAATGAGTGTAAAATCTAAGGCAGGCGGTTTTAGGGAAGGCTCTGGAAGACCAAAAGGTTCTTTAGGAGAAAAAACTTTAGCTGTCCAAGACAAATTACAACAATTAGGATGCGATCCAATAGAAGCACTAGCTAATATTTCTATGGATACAAATAATACTCCTGAATTAAGATTTCAGGCAAATAAAGAATTAGCACAATACGTTGCACCAAAAAGAAAAGCTGTTGAGTTAGAAGGTACACTTGACGGTGGATTGAATGTAAGTGTTGTTAAGTTTACTGAAGAAGAAAAATAGTTATGGAAATACAGGTCCCAGACAACTGGAGACCGCGTGATTATCAATTAGACCTCTGGAAATATCTAGAGAATGGTGGTAAACGCGCAGTTGCAGTATGGCATAGAAGAGCAGGAAAAGATTTACTGTCAGTCAATTGGTGTGTCACTGCAGCTTTAAAACGTAAAGGTTTATATTGGCACTTGTTACCTACATACAACCAAGGAAGAAAAATTGTATGGGATGGAATGACAAGGGATGGCAGAAGTTTCTTAGAACACTTTCCAAAAGAATTATGGGCAAATGTCAACAATACAGACATGAGGTTAGAACTTAAAAATGGATCAATTTACCAAGTTGTTGGAACGGATAACGTTGACCGCTTGGTGGGATCAAACCCCATTGGAGTCGTGTTCTCAGAATACAGTCTTCAAGATCCACGTGCCTGGGACCTCGTTCGTCCCATCTTGGCAGAGAATGGAGGATGGGCGATGTTTATTTATACCGCGAGAGGTAGAAATCACGGATATGACCTTTTTAATATGGCTAGTAGAAATGAAAAATGGTACTGCCAAAGATTAACTGTTGATGATACAAGTGTCTTAAATCAAGAAGCTATAGACGAGGAAAGAGAAGCTGGTATGCCAGAAGAGTTAATCCAGCAAGAATTCTATTGTAGCTTTGATGCTCCATTAGTAGGTTCTTATTATGGTAGTTTAATGGCTAAAGCATTAGCTGAAGAAAGAATTAAAAACGTGCCATACGATCCACTTTTAGAGGTCCATACATCATGGGACTTAGGAATGGGTGATTCTACAGCTATTATATGGTTCCAACAATTTGGAAATGAATATCGGATAATTGATTACTATGAGAACCAGGGAGAAGGAATTCCTCACTACGTTAAGATTGTAAGAGAAAAAGATTATATATATGGTAGACATATAGCTCCTCATGATATTAAAGTTAGAGAAATGGGGACTGGTAAGTCAAGATTCGAAGTATCTAGAGAGCTAGGAATACGATTTGACGTTTGTCCGAATATCCAAATTGACGACGGTATAGAAGCGGCAAGAAGTATAATTCCTAGGTGTTATTTCGATGAAAAAAAGTGTAGTATATTAGTTGAGGCTTTGCGGCAATACCGAAAAGACTATGACGAGAAAAACAAGGTTTATAAAAATAGACCGTTGCATGACTGGTCAAGTCACGGTTCTGACGCATTTAGATACCTTGCATTGGGAACAAGGGATAAAAATAAAAATAGGCAGAGTCTCCCAAACTTTGCTGATAGTAATTATAACGTGCTAGGAGGATAGCTATGGGCGGAGCAGTAAAAAAGATCTTCAGTTCACCTAAGCCACCACCACCTCCGCCACCACCGGCAGCACCAAAAGCAGTTACAGCTGCTCCTGCAGGTACAGCGGCGAGGAAAAATTTGAGAAGTAAATATAGTAGAAAAAGTACTATATTAACTGGTGGAGAAGGTGTACAGGACGAAGCTGAGATAGTAAAGAAAACATTATTAGGAGCATAACTTGGACGATATTGTAACAAGAGTAATAACAAAGCAAGAGTCATTAAAAAGTTATCGTACTCCGTGGGAAAATCTTTGGCAAGATTGTGGAGAATATGTCAACCCAAATAGAGGTGACTTTTCTACAATTAGATACAGAGCTGATACTGCAAGGTATGATAAAATATTTGACACAACAGCACCGTTAGCTAATGAAAACTTAGCTAGTGGGTTACACGGCTTTTTAACTTCTCCTTCGCAACGTTGG